TATTCAAGCGTTACAAACAAGGATGGATACTAACGGTACTAAATGCTTACTTGTATGCCATGATGGATTTTATACAAAAACTCGCGCTGATGTAGTAGACCTACGTTATGAACTACAGCAATATCTTCCTCACGGCAAGTTAGAAGAAGTGCGCCATAACGCATTTAAGTATAACCCTGATGCAGTCATAGAAGAACAAGAGCATAAACAATGGATTCGTGATGAAGAACGCCGCGTAGCACAGACACTGGGAAAGAGTGTGCATGTACCACAAGCATTATATGTTCCTAAGTATGGAATAAAAAATGAGGACTATGACAATGGGTATGATGATGGATCACGTGCCTACGAAGAGCCCGAGTATGACTATGATGAGGACGAAGACGAAGATCAATGACCTGGATACACAAGCACAACATTATTGAAACACTACCAGAGGACTGTGCGGGCTTTGTATATGAAATAACCAACATGCTAAATGGACGCAAATACATAGGCAAAAAGGTTGCTACATTTACTCGCACAACTCAAAAGACTGTTACACTTAAAAATGGCACTAAGAAAAAGCGTCGAGTTAAAACAGTTAAACCCAGTGATTGGGCTGATTATTGGGGTAGCTGCCAAGAACTACTCGAAGACATCCAAAAACATGGAATCCAAAACTTTCGTAGGGAAATACTGCACTTCTGCCCAACTCGTGCGTTGTGCTCATATCTTGAAGCCAAAGAACAGTTTATAAGTGGTGCAATTGAAAGCGATAGGTATTACAATGGGCATATCCAAGTTCGGGTACACAAAAATCACATACGAGCCAAAATCGCTTGACTTATAGTATTTACTGTGTTATTATACATCTACACTAACACACAGGGGTATAATATGCCCGCAACTAAACAACAAATAAGATCATGGATCAACAGACAAAGAACGCTGCCCAGACCCAGCCAAGCATACATCGAATGGCTACGCAAGCAGTTTAGAATAACCTGTGACGCCCAAGTAATCAAAAATGAAACCATCAATAAATTGCGTAATCGTTAGTTATCTGGACATTAACGAGTACAAGATACCATGGCGGGATATCAAAGACAAAAGCATTTATGCCAGCGATGTCAAAATGCAAGCCACGGGCTATCCCGATACTATAGTGGACATAGTTAGGGGATTTTGGTATGTACCAGCAGACACAACATATGGCACTTGGTTACTGCTCAAATACCCAAATCTAAAAACCGGATTAATCCTAGTAGGCCTGGAATAACGGTATTTCTTTAATTAATACTAAATACAATAGAGGAAATTATGATAAAAGAAAAGAAACTTCGACCTGGCAGATGGGCCACTGGCCCTGATCCCGTAAAGCATATGATGTACATGCCATTTCTCCGTGCAAGAGCACAAGCAAAGTTCCGAAGTGAAACATGGCTGCTAACATTTGATGACTACTTCCAACTATGGAATGGCAAGTGGGACCGCCGGGGGCACAAAGGCGATAATCTTTGTATGACACGACATGATATCGACGCAGCATGGACTGTGACAAACACATTCTTAATCACGCGCAGCGATTTACAGTACAAACTAGACGAATACCGCAAATCAAAGGGCATTATCCGTAAAACACGTGGACCAGGTAAGAAAAAATGAAAACACTAATCATGGCACTGGTAGTAAGTCAACTAACGGCATGTGGCCTACTTGGCGCATTTTATGACCACCAAGACAAGTGCCAAAACACACAAGCACAACCAAGTTACTGTGGAGCAGGTTCGGGCTACGCATTGACTACTCGTGATTACCGCACGGGCAACTACCAAAGTTATACGACTGTGAGAAAGAACTAATGTTCGATAGTCACTTTGACCCATATGACTTACTCATGGAACTTATAGAACGAATGCAACGACTTGAGCAAGCACATAATAGTCTTGCGGAATATACACAGAGAGACCTAAGTACAGCACTTTATACATTACAGGACCTGCAACGAAGACACGTTGCACTATTACAAAGGCTAACGGCCTTAGAAAGGGAGAGCATGAATGCACAATCTAACACCAGAACAAATATCGCGACTCAAGAAGAAGTTCGCGTCGCAGCGTCAGACTACATTACGCCGCATAGACCGATCAGGTAAGCCAATCATCTTCAAACTAACCTTTGATGAATGGTTAAATTTATGGGTTACTAGTGGCTATCTAGATAAGATGGGCCGCAGTAGGGGCTGCTATGTTATGAGCCGCAAAAACGACCTAGGTAACTATGAACTGGGTAATGTCTTTATACAATCAGTAGAACAAAACCTAAGTGAAGGCCACCGTGGCAGACCCAAGAACCGTGGTAATCATAACTTAAGAAAAGGCGTCAAACACGACCAAGCAACAAAAGACCGTATGAAAGCAGAGCGTAAAGGACGCAAGTATCAAAAAGCCAATACTCCTATTATGACTCCAGCAGGCGAGTTTAGTTGCATTAAAGAAGCAAGTGAATACCTAAGCATCACACCCGAAGCCATACACTACTTTAAGCGTAAGTACCCCAGTGATTGGTATTACATTACAGAATAGTACAAAGCCCCATTAAACCGGGGCTTTTTTGCCTGTGATGTTAAATACTGTATGGACAATATTATTGACTGTGGAGTTGTCACCTGCACACCCCCTAATAAGGAATGCGTTGAGCATGAAGAAGTCATTCCTTATACTGAACCCGTTATAGATCCAAGTAAGACCGGTAACAAGCCCAAGAAACTTGTTGCAGTCGAAGTCTATGGCTACGAGGTTGGTAGGGGACGTAGAAAGCGGGTCGTTAACCCCAAAGATATCTATGAATTAGCAGTCATCGGCTGTAATGACCGGGAGATTGCTCGTTGGTTTGACATTGACGAAAATACACTGAGATACAACTTCAGCGATATTATGGAAAAAGGCCGGGAGGATTTGAAGCATACACTCCGCCGTGCTATGATTAAGAATGCCCTAAACGGCAATGCTGCACTACAGATATTCCTCGCTAAGAATATGTTGGGTATGAGCGATAATCCAGTTGACAGCCAGTCTAATCAACCACTGCCATGGAGCGAGAAAGATCTATGAAAATACGCATAGTAGTTACCGATCCCGAAGCCGAAGCATTATTAAGCAGTATGCAATCCCGGGATTATTACATCATGGGCACATACACTAAAGGCACAGAAGAAATAGCACTAGTCAGCATACACAGCCAAGAGTGGGCTGCTTGGGTAGAACAACACCAGCCTAAGTGGATCCTGAAATAATGGATTTACAATTATCCAACGCACGATGGGTTAATCGCCGAAGGATGGCTTGGATAGCACTACTATCAGGAGTATTGTATCCAGCACTTGTATTACTAACGGATAGTACCCAGTTGAAGGATATTGCCACACCTTTTTATATGTTTGTAAGTGCAGTAGTAGGAGCGTACATCGGCTTTGCCACAGTAGATGATAAATGGACTATGAATGCCCCTAAGTAAACCACAACAAACTATCGCAGATGATACATCACGTTTTAAAGTTGTTATTGCTGGTCGTCGTTTCGGTAAGACACACTTGGCCATACGTGAACTATGTTACCACGCAAGAATACCCGATAGGGAAGTATGGTACGTGGCACCTACATACAAGATGTCCAAGAACATTGTATGGAAGAAACTCAAAGCAAAATTACTTGATTTAAAGTGGGCAAAGAAAGTTAATGAAACCGAACTATCAATATTACTTAAGAATGGCACCACCATCGCCCTTAAGGGAGCAGATAATGCTGATTCATTGCGTGGGGTGGGCTTGGATTACCTTATCCTTGATGAATTCGCTGATATCGACCCAAGTGCGTGGTTTGAAGTCCTACGTCCAACACTAGCGGACAAGCAGGGCAAAGCACTATTCATAGGCACACCTAAAGGCATTGCCAACTGGTCATATGACATGTACCAGAATGAACTTAGGGACAGCACAAGTTGGAAGTCATTCCAGTTTACTACTATTGACGGGGGCAATGTTAAACCCGAAGAAATAGAATCGGCCAAGAAGGATCTAGATGAACGTACATTCCGCCAAGAGTTTATGGCAACATTTGAAACGTATGCTGGTAGAATTTATTATAGTTTTGACCGTGCGCACAATGTCCTAATACCCGAGCAGTACGATACCAACGTAATATATACCGGGTGGGACTTTAACATTGATCCTATGTCAGTTGTAATTGCAGTACGCCATGGAGATAGTTTGCATGTCATTGATGAAATCCGAATGTTTTCTTCTAATACCCAAGAAGCAGTGGAAGAAATTAAAAGTCGATATCCAAAAAGTCGCATCTGGGCATATCCAGACCCAGCATCCCGACAAAGGAAAACCTCAGCAGGCGGCTCTACTGACCTTACAATTCTCCAGAATGCGGGATTTGTTGTAAAGGTGCCCAACAGCCATACACCAGTACGCGACCGTATCAATGCAGTCAACAGCCGTTTGTGCGATACTACAGGCATTAGACACCTGTTTATTGATCCTAAGTGCAAGTTCACCCTCGAGGGCCTAGAGCGCCATACCTACAAGGAAGGCACTACACAACCCGACAAAGATTCAGGCTATGACCACATGATGGATGCTCTGGGCTATATGGTTGATTACATGTTCCCAATACGCCGTGACATTGACCCCGCATTAACAATACCACAGCGATTCGGACACGCGATTACTTGAGATGTTTCCAATTACTACGAGATTTAACAGCGTAAACTGTGGAAGTAGAAATCCCATAATGTTTAGCAATAGCGGTTACAGACTGTGTAGAGTTACGTATGTCTATGACCTGCTGCTCCACCAATTTAGCCCTAGTGACTTTGGATCCTTTAAATGTACGACCCTTACTGGTCCTATCCAAATTGTTATCCCGGCGTGTTCCCAAAAATAAATGCTCGGGGTTAACACACAATGGATTATCACATTTGTGGCACACACAAAGT